TATCCTATCTTGGCATACTTAATTACCTTCTGTCTGGCAACATTCAAAAATACAGACAAATCAGCATCAGTTACGTATGTCTCGACAGGATAAAACGCCTTCTTCGCATAGTTAATATAGTCCGTTCCCGTCATTGTCTGTACTCCCTCAAGGGGAGAATTACACTTTTACCGCATCAACGTTAAACTTTACCTTTATAATATAATTGTCCCATACGTCCTTATCAGGTAAGTGATAAAGCTCTAAATTACGTGCCTTTAACCGGGCAATGCACATATTTGCTATTTCTTCATCAACATTAATTTCATAGCCAAAATAAATCTGTGCTGCCCCTTCAGGAATGTTTACAGGTTTCTTGACAGGCAAAGTGTAATCCTTCCCCATGTAAGAGACCTTAAGGTCTCTATCCGACGTGTTCAATGCCAGTAACATATGACCTCCTCCGTTAGGTTATGTCATTACACATTAGAAACAGTTGGCATATTCGTCAGCTTAAAGTTAGCAATAGGTGCATCGCTCCAAAGCTGCCCACCTATAAGAATAAGCGCCAAGTAAGCCAACCGTCCAACAATGGTCATATTGTACCACGGTGTAACTGTAGATACATAACCATCCACGAAGTCAATGCGAACATGACTAAAGTTCACGAAATAAATAGTCGTGCCAGTAATATACGGGTCAGGGAAAATCGGAACGCCCTGCACAACTACTCCCATAACTTCATACTGCCTCGTATCTTCTAACTTAGCAGTATCTGCCACAACATAATGCTCTATGTTGGTGAAGCTCTCAGCCAGTTTCTGCCACACAGCATAGCTTGTGAATGCACAGTCCGGCATGCCCATAGTCGAACATTCGTTCTGGTACTTAGCCAAAGCTCTCATAACATAAACATAAGCTGAAGGACTATCATTCCATAGAGACGTGGCATTGTAAACCTTAGCATTCCACCAAGTATACGTGCTCCTGCTAAGATTACCAAAATTCGGGTTTGTCGTTCCGTCGTCAATAATATCCTGTATCCCATAGAATTTATCAGTATCTTCAGATCCACCACTGACTCTCGTTCCAGTTATGTTGCTTGTCAACGTGTCCATCAAGCCTATCCATACTAACGATGCCCTCGTCTTCAGGTTGTTAAACAGCATATACGGATTTCCTGCCTCAAATGCCTTCGCTTCAATATCAGTCACATAAAGAGTATCCAAAATCATATTAGCATAGAATGTCGGCATCTTAGTCAAATCAATATCAAGAGAAGCGGGCATACTAAAAGAACCGTCATAAGTAACATACTGTGCATGGCTCACAGGAGAACCAGCAACCGGCTGGCTTATAAACGGAAAACTCATTGGTTTAATTTCCGCATTAGCCAATAGCTTCCTCATAAGAGGAGAAAGCTTACCTAAGTTCTGCCCAACTACATAGCTGGGAATAGCTCTCGAAAGAGAATTTAAAAGGTCATTTGCTCCGGTTTCCACACTGGGAGGATAAATCCCTGTCGGAATACCATAATTCATGAAAGGCGCTGTCATTTTTAATTACCTCCTATTCTTTTTATTTTTTCTAAATTCATTTTTTTATAACCACTCTTACCTTGCTCTCTGCTGCATAGCATTCAAGAAATCTCTCTCAAATGCTGCTGAAGGATTTTTCAAATAATCCTCTGGTGCAACAGTGTCCTTAAATTTCTTCGTAATACCGAGTCGAGGCTCTGCTACCAACGACCGCCTATAATTCTTAGCAGCAATTTCCCATCCTTCAGGGGTCGTAGGAATTAACCCTGTCTTAGAGACAAAATCCCTAAACTTAGGAATTTCATCTCCAGTAATGTCATACTGAGTAAGAACATTCTCAAGCTGTTTTGCATACTGGGCTCTTGCTTCCTTCTCCTTCTCTGCTCTCATCTCTTCTAACTTTACTTCAAGTTTACTAATCTCATCTTTCACATACTTCTCATGAGGCGGATCTTCAATTTCTATGTTCGCTGTCTTCTTCACTATCTTCTTCAACGGGTCACGCAGTTCAGGGTCAGCATAAGCCCTTTTTATCACTTCATCATATTCCTGCTTCTGCTTTAATAAAGCCTCATACTCTGCCCTTAACTTATTGTACTCATTCTGGAGTTCATCAAAATCGAGTTCCATTTAAATCACCTTCCTCTTTTTTTTGTTTGTTTCTTGGCCAAAACGCCTACTACATTTTTATTGAAGCCAATAGTCGGGTTCTGGTCAAGGTCAACCAAAAAATTCTTGTCTCGCTCTAAATCCACATTCACCTGTTCTTTTGCTTTGGTTGTCTTTAGCATTTTACTTCCTCCTTTCTAATTAATTTTTAGAACAGGATAATTTCCATAAAGGAATACATCCCGTTCTATCAATCTCCTTCTTAATAATCCTATACTCTTTTTTCCACTTATCAAGCACCATTTTGGGAATTCATCTGCAGCATTCTGATATTCCTCACGATTTAGCTTCTGTCTCAATGTACTCCTCTGTAAAGCTCCACCACCTAAGTTAAATGTAAAGCTAACAAGACTGTCAAACATACCATCCGTAAGAGGAACATTAATCAATCTCAACACAGTTTTCTCATACTTGATTAAATCTCTTTTTAATAACTCCTCTGCTTCTTCTTCATTTACATAGGTTAATGTATCTTTCTCAGTTTCGTTTATTACATGCCCATAACCGATAGTTAAATAACCGGCAGGACAATAATAAGGTTTTCCTCTGTAACCTTCAAACATTTTTATCATCTCAATACCAAGTTCTGTAACATGTCTTATTGCCATTTATTAAAAGCCTTCTGCGCTGACCTTGCACCAAACCAAAAAGCAATTACTGTTGAGAATATCGCCGCATCAAAATCCGTCCATATCTGGGCTTTATCAATTATCATAACCACTTTTACCCACGCATAGAGGGCAAAAAACGAATACGTAATTATAGGTCTCACAAGAGAAGTAGCTAAAGCAATAATAACATCAGCAGGAAGCCATCCGGAATTTTCAGGTTTAGCAAATTCATAAAGGGCTTTACTCTCTTCAATATCTGCCTGCGCACCAATTTCCTCCATCTTCGCTGTATGAAGCTGTGCCTGCGCCTGCATCTGCAGTTCAAGTAACTTTAGCTCATGTTGCTTATCCTGCTTATCCTGGTATAGTTTAAGCAATGTCGGCGCGATACTACTTAAAAATCCAAGTAAAGCTCCTAATAGAGGAATCATATTACCTCCTCGCCCCTCTTCTGCTCCTTCTCTTTTTACGCGTCCTACTATACGCAATAGCAGCCGCTTGGTCTCGTGGATAACCACGATTGATATAATGCCTTATCAAACGGCTACGATAACTATCTTCTGGCTCACCCTGTTTCCTCTGTGGTTCAGGCATTATTCCATCTTCCTTATTGCTTCTTCAATAGAAGTAAGCCTTTCATCAATTCTTTGGAAGTTTCTTCTCGTTTCTTCAACAAAAATAGCAAAGGCTTCTTCTCCCACCTTCTTATTTCCCTTTATCCCATAAAGGATAAGATGACCTGTTACAAATCCTATGACCGCTACAACGATACCACCAAGGAAGTGATAAT